CTGTTCCGGCAATATATGTCGGTGCTGATCTTGGAATCTACCAAGCTTCAGGAACGCTCCCTGTATCTCGATCCGCGCATCCGCTTCTCGGAGATACCCGAGTATTTCGCATCCGGTTGCGCTTGCGCTTCGTTTCAAGTGGCGGTGGATATCTACACCGATCTACGTTACAATGAAGCCGAATGGCTGTCGGCAGCAGCACAGCCGGAGCAAGCACCGGCAAATCCCTAATCGTATCACAAACATAAATCTGTATTTAGCATGACTTACACCGAAGAACAACTCCAGCAAATCGACCAATATGCGTCGATTTACCTCCGTCCAACCGACATCGCGGTCATTCTCGGTGTCCGAATTGAGGTGTTTAAGCGGGATATTCAAGACGAAAATAATCCGGCATTTACGGCGTACCGCCATGGGAAAGCATTAAGTAAAGTACAGCTACATCAGCAAGAAATGACCCTTGCTAAAGTAGGCTCGCCGCTTGCCCTGCAGACGGCACGTGAAAACCTTTTAGACATGGAGGACGATGAATAATGGCACGACCGCAGACAGTAGAAATATGCAAGCGTGACCTCTTTACGGCTGAAGCCGAACTCATGGAGCGGTATGGACCGGAAACGGTTCAGAAGCTGCTCCGTGTTCGGGAGGAATATACGTGGTTCATGGCGAACCCCGACGCCAAGGATCGGGTGTTTATCAATGAGGTACGCTCACGCTTTGGTATAGGTGTCACGCAAGCCTATGCCGACCTTTCGTTAGTGAAAGCTTTGCTCCCGACGCTCTCATCCGCGTCGCGCGACTTTCACCGCTATCGCTTTAACGAAATGATCTTGGAAACCTATCAGATGGCCAAGGCTCGTAAGGACACCAAGACGATGGAGAAAGCCGCTTCCTCCTATGCCAAATTCAACCGCGTAGATTTGGAGGACGAGCAGGCAGTGCCTTATGAGATGATTGTGGTGCAGCCCTTCACGGCTACCGACGACCCGACCGTGCTCGGTATCAAGCCAATTCCTAACCTCCAGCAGAAGATTGACCAGATGATCGCCCACTATGGCGCAGAGACTATCGACATCGAGGACATCGAATATGAGGAGCCGGACTTGGAGGAAGAGATGTGGCAACCCAAAGAGGAAAAGGAGGGCGACCATGAGTAAGCGTGTTTACTTCAATACCCCGCAGCGGCTGACGCAGCTCATCGGCGCCAATACCACCGTTATTGTCGCTGGGCGACGTACCGGCAAAACGGACTCTATCGCCTCTCCCTTTGTACTCCGCAACATGCAACGCATGCCGGGATCAACCGGCGGTATCGTTGTGCCTACGTTCAAGCATGGTCTGACGAACACCATTCCTGGACTACTCGCCGCATGGCGTCGATGGGGCTTGCTGCCTAACATCCACTATGTGGTGGGTAAAAAGCCGCCCAAGTCATTCGGTACAGCCATCATTGAGCCTACCGATTATGAACACGTCATATCGTTTTACAATGGTTCAAGAGCGGTCATTATTTCGCAGGACCGTCCGGGATCCTCGAACTCCTTAACGCTCTCATGGCTTCTGATTGACGAAGCCAAGTTCATAGATTATGAAAAGCTAAAGGACGAGACCCTTCCGGCGAATGGTGGTATCAAGTCCTACTTTGGCAAGCATTCCTTCAACCACTCCATAATGATCCTCTCCGATATGCCGCAGTCCAAGAAAGGCTCTTGGTTCTTGCACTACAAGAAGAAGATGGACAAGGAACTGATTGCCACCATTGAGGCAACAGTGTACGAGATTTGGCGCTTGAAGCAAAAGGTCAAGGAGGCTATTGCGGCAGGCAAGACGCCGCCCGAATATCTCCGCAAGAAGATACGCCACCTTGACAAGCAGCTTAATCAGATGCGCTCTGTGGCCGTGTACTACAAAGAGTACTCATCCATAGAGAACTTGCAACTGCTTGGCGAGTCCTACATCAAGCAGATGAAGCGCGATCTTACGCCGCTTACCTTCCAAACCTCTATCTTGTGCAAGCAAATCGGTATTGCTAAAGATGGCTTCTATTCGTCGATGAGGGAGTCTCATAAGTACGACGCATCTAATTTTGAGTACTTGGACACTCTTTGGCAGTCCAATGTAGTTGGACTATCAGCAGCCGCCCCGATGGACGTTTTTACCTCCCTTGCTGACCGCGATGTGAACCCCGACGCACCCATCTGCAGCGGTATGGACTACAACGCCAATATCAACTGGATTGTGGCAGGACAGCCATCCGGCAACAGGCTCAATATTTTGAAGTCTTTTTACGTCAAATTCGAGCGCAAATTACCTGCCTTGGTGGAGGACTTCTGCAACTACTATTCCGAGCACCGGAATAAGACCGTCATCTTCTACTACGATACCACCGCTTTGGGCAGTAATTACGCGGTAAACACGCAAGATTTCCATTGGGTGATCATGCACGAATTTGAGCGTCACGGATGGTCAGTTCAGGACGTTTATTTGGGCAATCCGATGCGCCATGACGAGAAGTATTTGTTGATCAACCAAGCCTTCCAAGGAAAGCAAAGATTGATGCCATTTTTTAACCGTCAGAACAATGATGATTTGCTGCTCGCAATTCAATCTGCCGGTGTCGTAAACGGGCGAAATGGCTTCCACAAAAACAAGTCCGGCGAGAAGCTTGCCGAGTCAGAGGAAGACCTCCTCGAACACCGTACCGATGGCACGGATGCCTTTGACACCCTGTACATTGGATGCGAAAAATTCCCTCAAGAGGTCATTTCGAGTGTCAATTACTCCGGATTTGGCTAAAAATGTAACTTGGATAAAATGGATATAGGTTATTCGCTCAAAAAGCAGTAACTTTGCAAGCTGATTTGATTGCTTGCATAAATATGCCGCATGTGGATCATTCCTAATGCGGCTTTATTAGTTACATTAAAGCACTAATATGACTATGGCCGGAACAATGTTTTTCTCCGGTCTATTATGAAAAAATGAGTAGAAAAATTTTTTTGCGGGAGGGCACAAGAGGTGTTTCGACCGTCGCCGGATGGGGCGTCTCATCCGTAAGCGGAAACGACTGAAAAAATTATTGAGTGAGAATGGTCAGAAGATGGCTGTTGTAAGTGAAAAAATTGCATGGTTAGAACAACTTGTCCGACAAGGTACAAAGCCATCTCCCGACTAGTTTAAGCACCAAAATATACAAAAAATATAGTTGCATTAGAAAAAAAATAATCAAATCAATAAATTATTGATTCAAAAATTTGGATTATTCATATATTTTTTGTATCTTTGCACGCTTTTTTCGTACGCGCTATACACAGATACATACGCATACGTGAAATTGAACTTAAATAGAATAATGCAGTTCGCGCATCCTTTGCTAGCAGAATTGGAACCTTTGATTAGTTATGAGGAACGTTGCGGCAGAACTGCCTGCGCCAACCGGTGTAGGCTGTGTGTCGTTACTCATAACAGGTCGTTCCAAACCTTGCTACTGGCGGCCATAGCCTGCACTTTTTTAGGGGCATTAGCTCATCTGGCTAGAGCGCAACACTGGCAGTGTTGAGGTGAGCGGTTCGAGTCCGCTATGCTCCACAAAACTTAAAATGGCAAACTAAACATGGAAGCAAACAAGTCTACCGAGGAGATTGTATTGGAAGAAAATCAACTCGTGTGCTCATTAACTAACCACATTGTCAAAGCAACAGAAAAGGAGTTGACTTTGCAGTCAATGATTGAGATGATGACTGTCGAGTATGGCTTTGACTCTAAGGACATCGAGCGCGATTTCAAAATCAAGTATGAAGATAGCGAAGGAAAGAAGAAATCAACAAAGGTTGACCTTGCTATTTTCTCTGAAGGTATGGCGCACGATGTGGACAACCTGATACGTGTAGTTATAGTGGCAAAGGATGCTAAAGTGAAAGCTGACGACAAGAAGAATGGCGTAGTTGCTTCTTTGGAAAATATCCTTACTTACACCGATTGTGAGTTTGGTTGCTGGACCAATGGAGAAGATCTTCAGTTCCTCCATTATGCAGAAGATGATTTTGGACAGGCGTTCGTGGAGTCTCTTTCCGACTTCCCTGCTGCCGGACAAACTTTGGAAGATTTGATTAGCGCTGGCGACAAGGCTGCTCCTCGTAAACCGGCTAATGAATCTCTCGTTAAAACTTTCAAACGCTGCCATGATTACATCTATGCAAACGAAGGCAAAAAGAAAACTGCCTTCTGGGAATTGCTGAACCTCATCTTCTGTAAACTTTACGATGAAAAGCAGCGTTTCGTTATAACTACTACAAGTTACCGTCGCCGTTTCTGGGTCGGAGTAAAAGAGCAGAATACTCCGGAAGGACAGGCAGCTGTTGCATCTCGTATCAAAGCCATCTTCGAGGATTTGAAGAAAGATTCAATGTATCAAGATGTCTTTGACGGCAATGAAGTTATTGGTTTGTCTGATCGTGGTCTTGCTTACGTTGCTTCGGAACTCGCAAAGTATAGTTTCTTAGATGCAACCGTTGATGTCAAAGGAACTGCATATGAAACTATCGTCAGCAATACGCTCAAACAGGAAGCCGGACAATTCTTTACGCCGCGCAATATCATCAAGTGCATGGTCGAGATGCTTGACCCGGACGAGAACACACGTGTTCTTGACCCAGCTTGTGGTAGCGGTGGCTTTATCGTGATGGTGCTTGACCATGTGCGTCGCAAGATTACACAAAGGCTATATCCTGATCTTTCCGGCATTCGTCTGGAAGCCAAATACAATTCACCAGAGGTGAATGATTTGGTCAAAGAGTATGCGGAGAAAATGATATTTGGCTTTGATTTTGATCCGGATTTGAAGAAAGCCGCTCGTATGAATATGGTTATGGCTGGCGACGGACACGCCAATATCTTCAACATCAACTCGCTTGAATATCCGGAAGGACAGTTACCTGACGTCGCTTTAGTTGCGCCAGCCGTGAAGAATAGCATCGAGCACAGCAAGGATAAACTTTTCTCATTTGGTACCGCAGATAATAATGCGCGAGGTAAATTCGATATGATATTTACGAACCCACCTTTTGGTACCAAGGTCGAGGTCGCTCAATCAATCGCTGACAAATATGAACTTGGGCGCATGGGTAACAAAGCGCCGGAGGTCCTTTTTATAGAAGCAGTTTATGAGTTTCTTAAGCCTGGAGGTAAGGCTGGCATCGTATTGCCGGACGGTATTTTGGGTAATCCTAATATGGAAGAAACACGTATTTGGATTCTGAAACATTTCCGTTTGCTTGCGTCTATCGACTTGCCAGTAGAGACGTTCCTGCCGCAAGTAGGTGTACAAGCTTCTCTTCTTTTCCTTCAGAAGAAAACAGCAGAAGAAATGCTTATCCCTTATGACCAAGAAGATTATAATATTTTCATGGCCATTGTAGAGAAAGTAGGTAAAGATCGTCGCGGTGTTCCTATTTACAAACGTGACGATGATGGAGCAGAATTGCTTTTTGATGAAACAAAGGAATGGATGGCA